CTAGTCGTCGTTTTCGGTGGGGTTTTGTAGCACCCATTCGTCGAACCCGAGGAACGGGGGCCTGGGCAAGCCGAGTGTGATAAGCCAGCGGTCGTAGGCGTCGCGGCGGGCGGCGCGCTGTTCGAGGGCGTCAATCCGCTTGTCGCGTTCCTCAAGCTGCCGATCGAAAAATTCTTTGATCTCTTGTGTCAGCAACTGCCAACCGGCGGGCGCGGCCGCTTCGCGGTCGCTTTTGGCTTTCACCCGCACACCAAAAAAGGTCAGCACAGCACCGATGACGCCGATGATTAGGGTGACGAGTTCGCCACTAGGATTTCCGAAGCTCATTGGCAACAGCTCCCTCCGGGATGACATCGCGGGACCCGCGCCACACCGCCCACACCACAAGCAGGGCAACGCTGGCGTAGCCGACGGCGGGGAGCCAGGCGCGTGGCGACTGGTCGATGATTGCGTCGGCGATGAAGCTCATCGCCCACACGGCATGCAGGCCCACTCCCAGGCCGAGGCTGATGGGGGCGAGCCTGCACACGGCCAGCGACACGAGGCATAGTGCGCCGACGGTGATCCAGATGGCTGCCCACCACCCGATGGGTAGCAAAAGTTCGGCGGGGTGTGATCCTGCCCCCGGGCCGCCGAAGTAGATCGGCAGGTAGGTCACGCCGCGCAGGAGAAGCCCCGCCCCGACGATGACTAGTGCGGGGGCGTCGGTGAGAAGCCACGCCCGCACCCGTAGTGCCGCGGGTTGGATGCGTGCTGGTAGGTGCTCGATGGGCATGACTCTCCCCTATTCGTGGTCGAGACGATGCGAACCGCCCGCCACGTCATCGAGGGGCGGATCGTGCGGGTTGGCGGTAGGGATGCCGGCGAGCTCGGCTGCGGCGGCGCCGGCGACCAGGGCATCAGTGTCACGGGGCTCGGTGGTCGTGACGAGGCTCGGGGTGCCCGGTTCTGCGGCCCCTGCGGAGGCGATGGAGGTCAGGACGGACAGGACGGTGGCGGTGGCGGCGATGCCGAGCATCTCCTCCCAGCCGAGCTCCCAGACGGGCACGGCGGTGCCGACGCCGATTGCGGCGACAAGGGACTGGGCGAAAGTCTTGACGGCGCGCTCCGCGGCGCCCTTCCAAAAGGTGGTGGCGAACATGGTTATCGTCCTTCCTTGATGTTCTTGAGTTCGGCGAGCTCGGCCTTGAGTTCGTCTTGACGGGTGAGAACGAGTGCCAGCATTTCCGGCACGGTCGCGTAGTCACCGGGTTTGGAGCTCGCGTTGTCAACGAGCTGGGAGACGGACCAACCGCCGTACTGCCCAGCGTCGCGGCCGCCGGTGAGCTGCTGGCGGATGTCCTTCGCGTCGGAGATGAGGGGGCCGATGAAGCCTTTGATGAAGTCGGTGAAGAAGTTGGGGGTGAGCACGTTGGGGGTCTCCTTAGGTGGGTTGAGGTTGTCGCGGACGTAACCGAGGTAGACGTCCCACGGGAAGCCAATGCCGGGGTCGACGTGGTCGGTGCCGCCCCACGCCTGGCCGGTTTCCAAGTGGCCGGCGAATCCTTTCTTCCCGGCGCGTAGGTCAGCGGCTGAGAGTTTGATTGGGGGGATGTTGTACTTTCGGCACCATTCGGCGTCGCGTTTCGCGGCTTCGCGCAGCATCCGGTCGTATTGGAGCCATTGGACGCGGGTTTCGGTGCCCCACAGGACGAAGGAACGGTGCAGGCCAATGTTGTTGCCGTAGTTGCCGCTGGACCAGGTGAGCCAGTCGTCGGTGTTCTCGATGAGGTGCTTGATCGTCGTGTCCGACAATTCGTGGTAGGAGCCGGACTGCGAGCGGATTTGGTAGTTGGCTACGTTCTCCGCCGGTGTGCCGGGGGCATTCACGGTGACGTGGATGATGATGTTCTTAATCTGGTGTGTGGGGCGGGGTTTGCCGAAGCTGAAGCGCGGCGACCAATCGAGGACGTTCATGGCGGGGGCTTTCCGTTGTGGTGGTGCAGGTGCCTGTGGGGCGGGGTCGCCTGGCCAGCTGGCTCCGCGGAGCATGGTCATGGGGTCGAGGCGGTTAGGCCCCGGGGGAGACCACGAGTAGCGGTGCCACTCCAGGTGGAGGTGCGGGGCGACCCCGCCGTTGGTGCGGGAGTCGGGGTTGATGCGGGCGATGCGCTGCCCCTCGCGCACCTTCTGGCCGACGCGCACCTCGGGGATGACGTGACCGTAGACGGTTTCCCCTCCCCCGTTGGCCGCTGGGTGGTCGACCGTCACCCACTGGCCGAAGCCACTGGCGGCCCCGGCCCTGGTGACGGTGCCGTCCTTCACCGCGAAAACCGGTTTCCCGCCCGACCCGCCTGTGAGCCCGAAGTCGGTACCCCAGTGGGTGGTGCCCCACCTCGGGCCGAATGGGCTTGTGACTTCGAAGCCGCGCTGAACCGGCATCGTGACCATCGCGGCCCCCCTTTTACATGGCAGTTGCTTTTACTACCGCAAATGGTGGCCCGCTAGGGGAGTTGTCCTACGTCGCCAGCCCCAGGTCGCGGATCGTGGAGAAGATGTCGTTCATCCCCTCCACCATCTTCAAGTAGGGGTTCGTGAGGTTGCGTCTCTTCCCGACCCGCGGGGTCACCCTCACCCGCGAACCCACCTCGTCGACGATCTCTACCCCCGTGATGATGTCCGTCAGCGTCGCTCCCGACAGGTGCTCGTGCAGCTGCACCCGGTCGCCCACCCGGTAGCCGTGGATCGGCTTGCCGTTGTCGGCGGTGGAATCGTCGCCGAGAATCTTGGAGCAGCCGTCTACCATCTTCATCTCGATGGTTTGCCCGCCCTGCGCCTCCAGGAGAGCTCGCTCCGCGAGGGCGGAGGTGTCGTACGTGAACACACCCGCGCTGGAGCTGGTGAAACTCTCGCGCAGGTGGAACGGTCCCTCCGCAGCGCGACGCCGCACATCCACCCGGTCGGTGAACGCAAACACCGTGTCCTCCGTCTGGTTCTTCAGCACGGAGCCGATCATCCCGCCGACGATGCCGCCGATGGCCGTTCCGCCCGGGCCCAACACAGACCCCAGAGCACCACCAATCGCGGTGATGATGCCCTGCACCGCGAAGTCGATGCCGAGGCCCATGAGCTCGTTGACCCAATCGTCGGATTTGCCGCCCACGACGGCGCGCACAGGGCCGGTGCCCTTCCCCGACAGGGTAATCGACTCGACCTCGCCCGAGCCGGTGGAGAAGCGCACATGCTCCCTCTCGCGGATGGGAGTGACCTGGATGATGATGCCGGGGCTCGTCGGTTTGAACAGGGACCCGCCGGTGGGGTTCATGGCGTTGTCGGCTTCGGCGCGCCTGGCCCGCGCTGAGTTCTCGCCCACCTCCAGTGTCTGATTGAGGACGTCGCCGACAGGGGTGAGGCGGGAGACCTCCAGCATCGACTGGCCTTGCACACCCAGCGGCACCATTTTGCCCGTCGGGAAGGGCTGCCCCGGCCACCACATACGCACCGTCAACCCGTAGTCGTGCTCGTCGAGGACGTCGCGCAGCAGATCGGGCATGTAGGTCATGCGGGCCGACACATCCACCTTCGGGGACTTATCCAGGTGGCGCGGCGGCGGCATGAACAGGTAGGTCGGCAGGTCAGTGCGCGCCAGGTTCTCCAGCAGGTAGTGGTGCACCACCTGGAGCAGCGGCCCGTTCTGGTAGTCCCGCTTTTTCTGAAGCGCGAGCGGCAGTCTCGGCGAAGACATGGCCAGCAGGTGTGCCAGCTGAATCTCGTCCGATACCAGCGTGCAGGTCACAACTTCACGGCCGGGTTTGCCGGACGCCTCGTAGGACTGGACGCGTCCTGTCCACCGCCACCCGTTGTACTCGCAGGTGATCGGCACAACATCCTTGTCGGCCTGCATGAGACGCCCCGCCAGTGGGTGCGACGCTTCCACGACTAGCTCGCCCGTTCCGGCGGTGAACCCGAATTCCTCGGTGAACTTCGCGCTGATGTAGTGGCCGATGCGGCGGGCGTCGGTGTAGTCGTTGTTGTGGACGGTGATATTCAGGGGGTTCGTGCCGAACCGTGGTTCTACCATGCCTGCTCCGTCCTCGGGGTGTACGCGACCTCAACGCGAAAATCCGGGCCGGGGTTGCGTGGGGAAATGGTGAGCTTCGTGGCACGCCCACGGTCCACACCCCGCGGCGGCAGCGGCTTCGACCACCACACCCGGGGGAACAAGGGTCGAAGGTCCTCGCCACTGGTTGACATGAGCGCCGGCCACGTCTCATCAGTGTCGACAACGTAGCCGTAGACGGGATCTTTCCCCGCAAGGAGGTCGGCTTCGGTGCGCAGGGTGCGCGGGTCGGGCAGGAAGTGCACGTCATCACCCACCCCAACCTCGACGCCGGAGTGGGTGCCGGTAATCGCCCACCGCAGCCACGCCTCCTGGTCGCCGAGGTTGCGCATCTCCGCGGCAAACCCGGTGGCGGGGGTGAAGATGCGGGTTTCCTCGAAACGAGTCCAGAACGACTTGTCCGTGGTGAACGTGACCACCTCCCCGAGCTCACCGACAAGGCCCGGGGTGGCGTCGGCCATGTAGTCCACCTCTGCAATGGACTCGGGGCGCACGTCAATCCACCAGTAGCCGGACTCCTTCGACACGGCATAGAGGCGGGAGGGGGTCTTCCCGCGGCCCAAAGACTCGCGCCACAGGGCGTGCTGGCGGCGCGCCCACGCCGAAGACCGGGGGTCAGCCACCCACACCTTCAGAGTGATGCTGCCGCGCTCATCGACCGTGCCGCGGTACAGGCCACCCTCCACCCCGACGAACTCCTGGTAGTCGTGCTTGAACGGTGCGCCCTGCAACCCCGTGGGGACAGTAGCGAGGCGGACGGGAGAGTCGGGAGCGTCAAACGCCCACCGGGTCTGGTGGTCCGCCCCGATGAGGAAGAACCGCAGGAAGTCCGCATCCTGGTAGGCGTCGCGGCGTTTCCACTCGCGCCCAGTGGTCATCAGGCTCATTTCAGCATCACACTCCCAATGGCCTGGTTTAGCTGGCGGGCCGCGTTGTCGAGCTGGCCTTTCAAATACTGGCGTGGGTCGTTGATCTGCACCGGCCCGTTGAACACCGCACCCACCGCGTTCGTCGCCGCCTGCTGGGCACCCATCTTCGTGCGGTAGGACGCGGCATCCATGTTCAACCCGAGGGAGCCGAGGGACGTGGACGCGCCGGTGGAGAAGTCCAACTTGCCCTCAATCAGGCCCGGGAGTGCCGCACCAACCAGGTTAAGCATGCTCATCACGTCCACGCCCAGCCGTTTTCCGGTCTCCGCCCAAATCTCCAGGGAGCGGGCCTTCTTGTTCGACGACAAGGGGATGTATGCCTCCGGGCCCGCCTCAGCCCAAAGCACCGCGGAACCCTCGTTGATGGATGCCTGGCGGGCGTTGCCGAGGATGCCGCCGTTCGCCATCGCCGTGACCTGCATGGGCGTGCCGGTCGAACTGTACTGCTGGAGGAGGCGTTCCGCCTCCGCCATGCGTTCGGCGTAGCGGCCGGGGAACGCGGAACGCTGCACACGCTGGGCGTGCGCGCCCGGGTCGCCGACGTTGTAGTTCTCCTTGACGAGTGCGTCGTAGAACATTCCGGCGGAACGCTCCGGGCTCATCCGGTCCGCAGTCGTGCCCCACGCACCATTCGCCCGCTGCTGGAACAGACCCACACTGTCGTGGTCGTAGCCCACAGCATCGTGCGGCATCTGCATCGACGCTGGATCAGCCGGGTTGGCGTACACCTTCAGGTCGGACTCCACCAGGGCAGTCGCCAACGCAATCTTGATGCCCCTATCGGTGATGCCTCGCCGGCGTCCCTCTTGGATGATGGCGTCGGCGTACGTGTTGCCGGTGGTGCCGGACACGCGCTCTAGCCCTTCAGTGGGGACGAGGACGTCGGCGTCGAGGGCGTTGAGTGCTGTTTCCTGCTCGGCAACTTCGCGCTCCAGTGCTTCGATTTCGCGCTGGAGTTTGGCGACCCTGTCTTCTGCTTTGGCGACACGTTGGTCGGCCGCGGCTTTCTGCGAGTCGGTGGCCTTAGAGTTGCTGCGGGTCTCGTCGCGTTTCATCTTGGCGATGCGCAGGTCCTCTTCGGCCAGGGGCAGGGTGTCGCGTTTGTCGTCGAGGGATTCGGATTTCGATGCGATGCTGCGGGCGAGCTTGTCAGCGTCCTTCCCTGTCCTCTGCCCGGATTTTTCGGACAGCTCAGAGTACAAGCCGATGGCCTGGCCCCACGAGACGATATCGTCGTCCATGACGGTGCCGGTCTGCTTGGCGTAGATCGCTGCCGCGAGCTCCAGGACGCTCCCATCCTTGATGAGGGTTCCGGCCCCGTCGTTCAGTTCGCGCTGCGGGTCTGTGTCGGGGGTGGTGGCAAGCGATGCGCCGTACGCCTCGGATCGGGTAGGTGTGGCCGGGGAGAAGGCGGCGGGGCGGGGGCCGGTTTGGCCGACAGCGCCGTCGAGGGCGTCGAAGTAGTCCAGCCCCTCCCCCGGTGCCAGCGGGTGCGCACCAGGCAAGTAGTACCAGTCGGTGAAGCCGCGGCCCTCCAACGGGCCAGCCTTCCCGCCGATGGTGAACCCGCCGCCGGTGTTGCCGCCGGACTCGATGTAGGTGCCGTTGTCGAGCTGCATAGCGGTGTGGCCACCACCAGGCCCACCGTTGAGGAACGCGACACGGGTGTCGCCGCTGGCGCCGCGCCCGCGCCGGAAGTTCTTCCGCGACAGCCACGAACCCTCGGATGCGGTGGCGGTGCGCGAATCCCACTCGTCTAGACCGAGGATCGCGTTCACGCCGAGGGAGATAGCGCCGGAGCAGTCCACCCCAGCCTTTGACCAGCCGCCGAAAATGTAGGGGGTGCCATGCATGTAGGCGAGCTTCTTCTCCACGGCCGCGCCGGGCACGATCCCGCCGTCTGCGAGGGCGATGGCCTGCCCGTCGTTGGTGACCAGGTTGTAGCCGAAGCGGGTGGCGACGGCATTGAGGATGCGGGTGGAGCGGTCACGCTTCGACTCCGCGAGCGGGATGTACGCCTCGCCGCCGGTCTCGGACTCGCCGTGGACTCGGTAGGTGCCGGAGGTGGTGATGGTGGCGCGGTGCGCCGGCTCCTTGCGCGGGCCCGCCATCGCCTGGTCCAGGGCGCGGGTTGTGCCGCCGTCCGCGAATGCCACCGCCTCCTGTCGGCCGTTGTACACGCCACCCTCGGCGTCGCCGCGGCTGAAGATGTCGGTGATCCGGCGGGTGATGTTCACGACGTGCTCGGAGAACGTGTTGACCGCCTGCGGGGCCAAAACGTTGCGGATGTGGTTCGCGGTCTCGTTCGCGTTGTCCGTGACGATGACCTGCCCGTTCGGCAAGGTTGTGGTCTTGATGCCGAGTTCCTTCAGGCGCGCCATGTTCTCCGGGGACGTGTCCGAAATCGCCACATGGCCAGGGGGGAGCGCCTGCGTGGCAACCCCAAGGCTTGCCAGGTTCGCCAGGTTCTCCCCGGTCGTGTCAGTGATAGCGACATGCCCGCCAGGCAAAGTCACGGTCTGAATGCCGAGCTGTTGCAGCGCGGAGCGCACTTTCGGTGTGTCATCGGCGATACGCACCGACCCGGACGGCAGCGTCTGGGTCTGGATGCCAAGCTCGGTTAGTGCAGTGCGCACGAAACTGACGTTGTCGTTGACGTGCAGCTGGCCAGTGATCGGGTTCTGCACCGCCGCTTTAAGGTCGAGCTGCTTGTTCAGGAGCTCGGACAGGTTGTCCTTCAATGTGACCTCACCCGTCACTGGGTTCTGGGTTGCCAACCCCAGGTCGATGAGTCGCTGCTTGACCTCCGGGGTGTTATCGGACAAGTTCACACGACCATCCGGCATCCTGGTCGCTTTCGCCCCGATTTCGTCGAGCATAGCCATGATGTTCATGCCGTCCGGGAAGGTCAGCTTCACCTGACCATTAGCGCCTTCCTCCACTTCTGCGCCGAGTTCGCGGAACTGCTCACGCACCGCCGGGGCCATGGAATCAACCATGATCGTCTTGTCGTCCGGCACGCTCTTGATGGAGTCTCCGAGCTGGTTGAACGCGACGCGGGTCTGGTCGATGACCTTGTCGATGCCAGCGAGTTGGTCGGCCCGGATTTTGCCCTGCGCGTTCTCCATCTCCCCGGCGGCACCGGCCACACCGTCTTTCAGGCCACGGGCTTTCTCCGTGGCCTTCTCCACCTTCTCCGTCCACATGTTGAGCTCACCGTCGCCGCCCATGATGTCGGACAGTTTCCGCTGCGCTTCTTGGTTGCCGTTGACAGCGTCGGTGAGCAGGTCAAGGGACACACCGGCTTCGGCGTACCGCCCGGCGTGTTTCTGCCAGGTGTCGCTGCCTTCAATCGCTGCGCGGGTCGCGGCACCAGTGGCATCGGCGACCTGTTGCATGGCTGTTTTGTTGCCGTTCATCGCGGCCACAACCGTCTCGGAGGACACTCCCAGCTGGTTGGCTGTTTCAATCCAGCCAGATTCCTCTGCTCGCTTGCGTTGCAGTTCGTTCGTCTGCGACGTGATAGCACCCGTGGTTTGGTCGAGGGAGTCCTTCAACTGTGCCTGCTGCTGTTGGTGCTGTTCCTCAGCCTGCTTTGCCTCCATGTGCTTGTTGGCGAGGAAAGACACTGCCCCAGCTGCTGCGGTGAACGCCAAGCCCCACGGCCCACCCAAAAACCCCATAAGCCCACCGGCTGCTGTTTTAATGCCGTTGAAACCGACTTCCATCATGCCGCGTGTGGTGCCTGCGAAGCCTGCGGCTGTGGCTTGCATGCCGACGAGTCTGCCCTTCCACTCGGCGTCCATGGCGCGGCTGGTGGCCATGGTGGACAGGTGGGCGGATTGTATGCTGGCGGCGTAGGCGCGTTCTGCTGCTGCGGTGGCGGCGAGGTCAGCACGTCGTTGACGCAGAAGAGATGATGCGTCAGCGCCAGATACCCTGGCTGTCGCCCACGCCGAAGCCAGTTGAGTGCGCACAGTGGTGGCGTAGTTGCGGACGCTGCCAGCCCCGGACGCCATTTTCGTGTTCAGGTCTAGGGTGTGCGTTGCCATGGCAGCCAGCCCCGCGATGAGCATGGGGGTGGGCACGGCTCGGATAGCGCCGCCGACGCCTTCAATGGCGGGGCCGAGGAGGTCAAGACCGCCGGCGACTGCACCCAACGTGGATTCGAGGGGGCCGGAAAACTGGTCGTAGAGGGTGATGGCGAGTTCTTCGGCGCTGTTTTCCACGGCTTCGATCGCGCCGGGCAGGCCGTGGGTTTTCGCCGCTGCAACGTCTGCTGCTGCGCCGGTGCGCTCCACAGCGGCGCGCATCTGGTCGAACCCGGAGGAGCCGTCTGTGGCGGCAATACCAGCAAGACGCATAGCGTCGTACCCGAAGAGGGTGGCGGTGGCGGCCTGGTACTGCGCATCCGACATGCGGCCCGCCGCGTCCCCCAGCTGCTCCATGAGAGAGTGCATGCCAACGAACTTGCCGTTAGCGTCGTAGACGGTCAGGCCCAGTTCCTGGATGGCGGCTTGGGCGGGCCCGCCCTGGTCCGTCAGGGACAGCAGCGCGGACTTCAGCAGGGTACCGGCATCCGAGCCAGTGATGCCCGCGTTCGCGAACATGCCCAAGGCGGCGGCGGTGTCCTCAAGCGATAGTCCGAATTGGTGGGCGACGGCACCGGACTGCTGTAGACCGGCCGCGATGTCGGTCATTTCCGCCGTCGACGCGTTCGCCGCGTTCGCTAGGATGTCAGCTGCCTTAGCGGCGTAGTCTGCTTGCAGCCCGAAGCTGTTGAGTGCCTGGGCCTGAATCGTCGCCGCCGTTCCAGCATCTACCTGGGCGGCGGCCGCTAGTTGCAGTGTCCCCTTCGCCGCTTGCATCGCCTGGTCAACGTCGAAACCGCCCTTCGCCAGCTCGGACATGGCCAGAGCGGCGTCGGATGCGGAGGTGGCGGCGAGGGAGTTGTCGTTACCCAGTTCGCGGGCGCGCTGGGACACCGCCGCGAGCTGGGTTTCCGTCGCCCCCGACACGGCGCGCACCGTGTTGATCTGATTCGTGAACTCGTTGCCGAGATTCATGGCCTCCTGGAAAGCGGCGGCGACTCCGGCACCAGCGGCCGCCAGGCCGACGAGCGGGGCGACGTTGCCCAAACCGGACAGCACCCCGGACAGTTTCTGCCCGCTGCCCGCGGCGTTCTCCAGCTCCTCCGCGGGCTGACCCGACACACGCAGGCCCCCACCGGCCCGGCCCGCCTCCTGCATGTCCCGCCCCAACTGCTGGGCGGACTTCGACGCGGAGCGCAACTTCTCCTCACCCTCCGGGGTGATGCTCATCTTCGTGGAGGAAACCCGGTCGGCTTCCTTCTTCACGTCGTTGAGGTCACGCTTAACCTTGTTGAGCTCGCCCGCGACACCAGCCGCGTCGACGCGAACTTTCGCGTGCAGGGTACCGACGTCAAGCGACATTCTTATCCTCCGTGGTGTAGTGGTGGATCACAGCCCTGTGCAGGCGTGACGGCTGGGTAATCAGGTCATTGATGCGGGTGCGCAGCCACCGCCACGAGCGATGCTCCAACACCCCCGACTCGACGTCGATGTTGAACTTTTCGTGGAGGTCGCACTCGATGTCGGCCCACTGGTCGAGGATGAACGTCCACTCCACCCGCACCGGCTCCTCCGCCTCGTCGGGTTTCGTGGCTGGGGCGGCGTACCAGTCGCGCACCCCTGTGTCCGGGTTGTAGGGGCCTCCGCCCGGGTCGCGGGGCCCGTACGCGCCCGGCCGCGGATCGTATGGGCCGTATGGGCCGTCTAGGAGGCCCGCTTCTTCGGCATCGCCGCCGGTGTCGGGGCCGCCTGCTGTTCCTCCTGCTCCGCCGTGTGCTGAATCCAGCCCATCGTCGCCTCCGGCACGAGGGGCTCCAGCTCTTTTCCCAGGCGGTTTTCCCACCAGTACTCGCCGAACGTCTCACCAACCGCGTAGTGGGCGATTGCGGTGTTCGCCACGTGGTACACCTCGTCGAGGGGAACCCCGTCGCCGGTGAGTTCGTCCCACAGGCCGCCCGACATGGTGTCCGTCGCCTCGTCATAGGTGGAGCCGAGGACCATCGCGATCATCTCGATGTTGGCGCGGCCCGACACGGTCATGTTCGCTGAATCGGGGGAGAGGACGTACGCCTTCAGCCGCAGGCCGTCCTTCGCGTTGGGGGCCTTGACCGTGTAGGTTTTCCCGCCGATCGGGAGGTGCAGGTGGGGGTCGTGGAACTCTCGAAGGTCTTTCACGCGGGTCTCCAGAGATGAGTGAGGGCGGGCCTTAACACCCGTGAAGGTGTCACCGCCCGCCCGTTGTCCGGCCTGCCTACTGGCTAGCCGGTGCTGATGGTGGAACCGCCCGGGGCCGCCTTCGGGACGGACGCCGCGTTCGGCGACTCCACCGGCTTGATGTCGAGCGGCTTACCGCGGGACATCAACGTAAAGGAGAACTGGTCAAGGTCCTCGTTACCGCCGTCGTTGTCCTCCCACTCGACGGAGAACGCGGACTCGTAGCCCTCGTCGACACCGTCGGTGCGCCATGCGCGGGCCTTGACCACGTTACGCAGGCCCATCTGACGGCCCACCTCGCGGAGGATTTCCTGGCCCTTGTCCTGGGTGAACTTGTCGCCGGCGAGCTCGCCCTTGCGGAATCCCTCACCCTCGAACGTGAGCTGGAGGGCGGTGGCGATCTGGGACTTGAAACCCTCCGAGTTGATGTCGGAGTCGTCCTTCATCGTGGCGGAGGTCTTGGGGGAGAACTTGGACAGGCCGCGGACGAAGACCCAGTCTTCGGAGTTGGGGGCCTGGACCTGGAGGGCCCAGTCGCGTGCGAGGGTGGATGCGAGGTCTGCGGCGGGTGCCTTGGCTACGGTTGCCATTGGTTAATCTCCTTGCGGATTGAGGGTGAAGGTGTAGGAGTCGGCCCGCGTCCAGCGGCCCTGGGTGTCCTGTTCCTCCGGTCCTCGGAGGTGACGGGTGCAGGCTAGGACCGTGGTGGAGTTGTCCAGGTCGAAATGGGTTTGGCCGTGGAAGTCCTTGTAGATGCGGTCGAGGATGCGCCCGGGAGTGTGGGGGTGCTTGTCGCCGCGGGCCCGGAATTGGACGAGGAGGGCGGGGGTTTCGGTGGTGCGGTCGAGGGTGTCGCGCTGGCCGTACTGGTTGACGGTGATGGCGTAGCCAGCTTCGTCGGGGATGAGGCCGAAGTAGATGGCGGGTGGGGTGTAGGTCTTGTAGACGCCGCGGATGTTGAACTGGCCGATGCCGAGGTTGGCGAGTTCGTTGGCGAGGTCGGGAAGGAAGTCGGGGAATGTTGGGGGTGTCACTTCATGGCCTTCCTGATTTCGTCGACGAGCACACTCCGGACTTGTGCGGCGGTGGCGTTGACGGCGTTTTCGAGGAACTTCGCCTCACCACCCCCGGGGTGCTGCCAGCCGATCTCTTCGTGTTGGCGGGCGGCGTAGGGGGTGTTGTAAGACACGGCGGCCGTGCCGCGGTTGTCGGAGGTGACCTTCATGCTTGCGCGCAGGGTGCCGGTGTCGACGGGGGTTCGCTGCACCGCTTCATCACCCAGGATTTCTGCCCCGGCGATGGCGGCGTTCGCGGCGGCGCGTTCGATACTGCGGGCGATCGCGTCACCCTTCCAGTCCAGTTCAGCCATAGGGCCCGGCACCTCCTGTCGGCGTGGTGGGGACGTCGCAGACGAAGCGTTGGTGGTTGGGTAGGTTGAGCTCCGCACCGTGGTGGACGCTTTTCGCGATGATTTGCCACGGGCCCTGTTCGAACGGTTCCGGCAGGGTGAGGGTGTCCCCGCGTTCCGCCACGACACGCAGCGGGGCGTACACCACCGTCTCCGTCGTGGTCACCTGCCCCTGCGGGGTGTCGTCGCGGCGCACGTTCTGCCGCACGTGGCACTTCACCGGCACACCCTCCCCGGCACTATCACCGTAGGGGGACGCTCCGGAGCCGACGTTGAAGACCACCTCGTGGTGGAACCACTCGTCCGCCAGGTCGTCTACAACACCCACGGTTGCCACCCCACCAGGTCGGCGCCCTCCAGGATGGTCAGCGCGGTCGGGCACAGCTCGGTCGCCGCCACAGCCCGTGACTCCACCACCGACGCCGTCTCGTAGGACACGCTCGCGTCCCCGATGGATGAGGAGGACACGGGACCGCGTGTGTCGTGCTTGCCGGGCTCCACTCCGTTCTGCACCCACACCAGCACCTGCTCACATGTGGCGTCACGCAGCGCGTCCGCAACGTCAGGGTCGGTGGGAAGGCCCGCGGGGGACACGTCGAACTGGGCGCGGCGTACCGCCTCCTTCACCCACGACGACGCCAGCATGAGAAGCCGGTCCACGTTGTCGGGGGCGGTCATGTCGGCATAACGCTCGAACTCATCCTCGGTGGCGAAAAGCAGCACTCGTTTTCTCCTGCTAGTGCGACGAAAGAGGGGCCGGGGCTGTTAAACCACCAGCCCCCTCACGTGTCATCCGACTAGGCTGCCGTGGCAGCCTTCGGGGCGGTGATCTTCACCTCTGCGGTGGCGATACCCTCCGGGCGCGTAACCGCGGCGCCGTAGACGTTCAGGCCACGCACAATGTCACCGAAGTGCGACGGGTCGCGCAGCGCCTCCGTCTCCACAAGCTGGGAAGCGAACGCGAACGCATCCGGCACACCAGCGATGGCGACCTCGCGGCCCGACACGACCGGCACGTTGTTGGACACCAGCACGTCGAAACCGACGGCGCGGCCCACGATGCCGTTGCGCAGACCCTCCGCATCACCGGACGCGTCCACACGGGTGAAGCGCGGGTCCATCAACAGCGCGGAGTAGGTGCCCGGGCCGACCACAACGTAGCGGCCGGTGGTCGGCACGGACTGGCGGTTAAGCTTCTCGGACAGCTTCACCAGCACCTTAAACGCGGAATGCTCCGCTCCAGCCTTCGCCGGGTCATCATCGATGACCTCGACGGTGCCGAGCTTGTTCGCCGCGAGCACGCCGTCCTTCAGCAGGCCAGACAGGTAGGTGTCGGCGTTGTCGCGCAGCTCGATACCGGCGGAGCGGGTCGCCGGGCCCTGGAGGTCACCCGACGCCTGCACCTTGTCGACGTCGTGGACACGGAACGCGAAGTACTTGCCCTGGTCGATGTTGAGCTTCGTGGAGGTGGTGGACAGTTCCTCCACCTCGATCGGGGTGCCCTTGGTGTAGTCACGCACGGTGGGGGCAGACAGATAGTTGATGTGGACGGTGTCACCGATGCCGGTGATCTGGCCCATCCATGCGTTGGAGGCGATGGAGGGCTGGCCGAAGATGAGGTTCTTTTCGTACGGCTCCTGGATGGCCGCGTTCCAAATCTCGGGGATGAAGGTCTTGACAGACATGGTGCTCCTTTAGCTTTGCATGAGGTGGTCGAGACGTCCCTCGCGGACGGCCTTGTTGATGTCTTCGGCGGACATCGTCTTGAGGTCGTCGCGGGTGAGGGGGTCACTGCCGTTGCGGGTTGTGTTGGAGTCGACACCGGACTTCCCGCGGGTCACCTGGACAAGCTCGGGATTAGCGTCGAGAACACGGTTGACTGCTTCGGACACCTGGTCGGTGAAGTTGTCACTGGTTACGTCTATGTCCTTGTAGCCGTTGTCCAGGTGGAGGGCGGCTTTGAGGAGGTTGTGGTTGACGCGGCGGTCCCCGATGGCGTCGGCGATGGCGGCGTCTCGCTTGTAGGAGTGGAGCTGCTCGGTGAGCTCGGTGATCTGCTTTTGCTGTTCGGTGGTCTTGTTGTTGGCGGCTTCGAGGAGTTGCTGGGGGTTGGGTTCCTCGTCGGCGAGGCCGAGGGCCTTGGCGATGTTGTGGACGAGTTCGTTGCGGGCGGCTTCGGCCTGCTGCTGTTCGCGTTGGGTTGCTTCTTCGGCGGCGGTTTTGGCTTTGTTGCGGTGCTTGGCGTTTTCGTCGCGGAGGTCGCGCACCATGTTTTGCGCCCACTCGGGGAGGGCGTCGACACTGTTCGGGGCGTCGGTGGCCTGTCCCTGGTTCTGCTGGGGGGGCATGTTGGCGGGGGTGGGGGTGGCGGTGGCTGCCTGGGTGGCGTTGACGGCCGCGTTCTGCGCGGCGTCGGCGGCGGTGGCGGCCGCGTTCTGCGCGGCGTCGGCGGCGGTGGCGGCCGCGTTCTGCGCGGCGTCGGCGGCGGTGGCGGCGGCTTGTGCTGTGTCGGTTGTCGCCTGGACGTTGTCGGACACGGGTTCTCCTTGACGTGGGGGTCGGGTTCTCCTGAACAGTCACCGACAAGGCCCGTTGTCCAGTACGATTAGCGCCCATGAAACGTGTGGCCGTCGCGCTCGCCGCCATCCTTGCCGTTCCGCTGGCTGGGTGCTCGGATGACCCGCAAGGAAAGCAGTACGTGGACGTTGACGCGCTCACGAAGGACGCTGGCAAGCAGGGGGTGGAGTGGTCGTGCGAGACCCGCGAGCACACCCTCGTTGGCGACAGCGCGGCGGATTGCACGGATGAGTCAGGGGGAAGGCACCTGGTGGCCATCTTCAAGGACACCGATGAGCGGACCAAACGACTAGAGGAGTTGCGCGGCACCTATGCCTGGCACTCGCAGGTTCCCGCGATGGTGCTGGGCAAAAACTGGCACGTGCAGTGCGCCAGCGAGGAGGCGTGCCGGGGGTTCGCCGACAAAATGGGCGGCTACTTCGTGACCGCGCCCGACTACAGGTCGGAGGAAGCGGCTAAGGAACTCCCCAACTACGGGAAGTAAACAGGGCATTCTATCGCTCGGTGATTGCGATGACCTCCGCGTTCCTCACGGGCGTGAGGTCGGCTGATACGAGCCCGCCGGGTTTTGCTACCCGTTCGCGGTTGCGTTTGCGTGGCAGGTCGTGTTCGGCGATGTGGTCGCGGAGTTTCGCCTGGTACGCCCGCGTGCGCTGGCGTGCCTCCAGCTTCGCCGGTTCCGTCAGTGCGGCTTCCTCCATGCGTTTCGACGCTCTGATTTCCCGCTCCAAGTAGCGCTGCTTCTGGGTGGCTTTGTAGCCTGCGTTGCCGGGGTCTGGTTCCGGTGGGGTCAAATCGGTGTAGCCGGGCACGTAGGCAGAATGCCTGTGTTTGCAATTGACGTGATGCAGTCCAGCGCGTTCCGCCTGCGCCATTGTTGCTTTCACACGGACGATGCTGTCCCCAATGCGGTGGGTGCCGGGCGCGTGCTTCCCGGTGAGTGACAGTACTTGGCGCTCGTATGGGGCGCACACTGGCGCGGGGCGTGGGTGGGAGGACACCACCACCAGGTCAATGCCGCGGTCGATCATGGTGTCGGTGTGCCCGGCGAGAAGTGCCCTGGTGGTGGCGGTGCGCACAGCCATGCTGGCGTAGGTGTCGAGACCCCACTTGCGGCCGCGGCTGTCGACGTAGAACCCCATGCCTTCGCGTGCCATGCGTGTGAACGCCCGCTGGGTGGCCTGCTGGATGGTCATGGCCCCTGTGGTGGTGTAGCCGGTGGCCTCGGAGACTATGCGCCGCCATGCGTCCTCCGTCCGGCGGAGAATACCAGCGTTGACCTGGCGGGTCGCGACGATGCCCTCCATCGCGAGGGCGGTGACGGCGGCGTCGTTGACGGGGGTGGTGCCAGGGGCGGACTCGAAGAACCCGGCCCGCTCAATCTCCCCGAGCTCACGCTCCGCCTGGGCGACACCTGCCAGGTAGGCGGCGTCGACCACCTCAGGCCATGCCTCCGTCACCTGCCGGTCCAGAACAGCCCGCAGCGACTGAATACGCCGCCGCTCCTGCCGGATCGCGAGAAGTTGATCCATCGCCCATTCCGGCTCGTCACCCGTGCGCAGCAGGGCATCGCGGATAACACGGATCAGGTACAGCTCGGCGCGCTCATAGATGCCGGTGATGGAGTCACCGATCTTGTCGAGTACATCCGGGTCATACATGAACGCTCATCCTACATGTCGATAGGCTCGTCAGCCTGGGCGAACAAGGCAGGGTCGACGGTGCCGGCCTGCTCCTGGAGGATGCGGGCGGTTTCCACGTCGCGGCGTTCGTCATCCCACTCCGGCCACAGCATCGCCACCTTCTGCTCGGTCGACACGGCACGCGCCGCGTCGAGGGACTGGACGGTCTGCGCCACATCGTTGCGGGTCTCCTGCACGGGGCGGGCCATCTCGACACGCACCGGCTCCACGTCTGGGTGCTTGCCGTGGAGGTCACGGTCCTTCATGAGCAGGGCGGTAGCGGCGTCCTTCAGCCCGGCCCGCCAGTAGGAGGACTTCGCGGACCAGGTTTTCAGGCTGGCATCGTAGCGGGCGTCAACTTCGCGGGCGGTCATTGCCCCACCGTCTGAGTCCATGCCGAAGGAGGCGGGGGAGTAGTTGGCGCGGCGGATGATCTGCGTCGCCCACGCCTCCGCGGCGGACAGCATCGCATCGATGCGCAACGGCGGCGAGTACGGTTCCGGGGTCATGTTGGAGTCGGGGTGGCCCTTGACTGGGGAGAACACCTCCTGGTCGTGGTCGAACGAGGCGCCCATGCCAAGGCCACGGTTCTTCAGCATCCAGTCGGGGACAATAATCTTCTTCCGCGACAGGCGCATCTCTGCCCGCACCTCCGTCCACGTCTCATCCAGGGAGTCGAACAGGGGGAACAGGTCGGGGGTGAGGTCGGGGCGACCAATGTGTCGCAGTTTACCGTCACGCCGGAACCCCACCACGGGGCGGGCGTTCGGAATATAGCCGGCCGCCATGACCGGGATGTTTGTGGTCTGGGAGGAGGACTCGTCAACCCAGTCCGCCAGGTCGACGGTGTTGGGGTGTTCGGGCAGGGGGCGCACCATGCCGACGGACTGCTCATTACCCTCCATGAGCCTGTAGGTGATGCGGCCTGCGGTGTGTTCGGAGAACAACCGCCACACGTGCTTCTCATCGATGGGGGGCAGGGTTTCGACGAACATGACGGAGGCGAGCCGACCGTAGGAAAAGGAGGGGAACACGGCGTCCGCGTCGACCCACTCGATCCATGGGTGTTCGGAGACGTCGGAGTCCCACATGATGCGCCACCCGACCGCACCGAGGGCGGCGCAGGTTTCCCCGGCGACCATGAGCTCGGCGGGGAATGCGTCTGGGTTGAGGATGTTGTCGAGGGCGCCCTTTACCTCCTGGTCTGGGTGGGTGAAAACCGGGGCCCGGTCGAAGAGGAGGGTGGCGGAGGTGGCGACGATGTCGGCGGGCAGTGGCAGGTGGACGCGCCGGTTCTGCTGGGTTTCGGGCGCTCCCCAGAACCAGCGGGAGACGCTGCCGGTGATGCCGCCGGAGAATTGGGAGGGGCGGTATTGGCCGTGGTAGCGGGAGGCGAGGGTGCTGGTGTCGCCTTCCCACCACATGGCGGCTTCGTTGACCATGTGTCGCACCTTTTCCCATTCGGGCATGGGCCACGGGGTGTGGGGTGTGGGGAACGGCATCAGGCTGGCTCCAATACGCGGTCGAGGAGGTGTGCCCACTCCCATCGGGACGAGAATACAGCGTATCTGAGACTATCGACCGCGTCGTCAAGCTCTTTCACGGGTGCTTCGACGCCACGGTTCGCGGCTTTCTCGTCCCAGCGGTAGCCGGGCAGTTCTCGGATGAGTTCTGTGCAGTCCTTGGATACGAGAAGTTGGTCATTGTCCAGGAGGGAGGCGACGGTTCTGATTCCGTCGAGGACGGCGTTGTCGGCCTTCGCGAGGTCGGGGTGATTGTCCTCCCACAACTGGATGGAGAAGGATTTCGCGGCGGGGTCGGTGTAGGTCCATTCCGGTTCAGGCCATTTCTCCCGCCATTCGTCGCGTTTGCGCTTCAGGTCGGCGGAGAGTTTCGCGTCGGTTGTGCCGGTTGGTGGGGCCCACTCGTCGAGGACGATGAGCTTGGTTTCGCCGTCGACTTCCCCTGCCCCGAGGAGCATGCCGCGGGTGGGGTGGGTCGTGCCGTAGTCGATGCCCAGTGCGATGGTGCGGGTGATCGTGGGAATGCGGTCGGGGTGGATGGTGTGGCGGTCCTCATCCCACATGGGGTAGATCGCACCCTCGGCGGACACCCACAGGCCGAGGATGAACCGCTTGTGCCACAGGCCGGTGTACTCGCGGGCGAGGGCGTCACGATACTCGTCGGTGAGGGACGGGTTGTCGTCCATCGTGAAGTGCCAGTACGACCAGTTGGTGAGCTCGTCACCGGGTGGGGTGTCCTCGTCGAAGTGCATCGACCCGGGAATCTTGTTCAAGTAGTCCGTTTTCAACCAGTGGGCGGGGCTGTCGGGGTTGGTGGTGCCCCACAGTTTCGCCCCGGCGACGGACATGCGCGCCAGCATCTGCTTGAAGAAGGACTTGTTGAGGACGGTGATTTCGTCGCCGAAGGCCCGCCCGATAGTCATACCTCGGATGCGGGATTCGGAGCCTTCGTCATTAGCGCCGATGACGTGGACTCGACTGCCGAAGATGGTGGCGGTGGCCGCACCCTGCCGGTAGCGGATGAAGGGGCGGAAGGGGGCGAACACGTCGACGTTCTCGATGGGCTCAAAGACGTTGCGGTAGATGCTGTCGCGGTTCTTGCCGAAGATGACGATGCTGCCGGAACCTGTGTAGTCGGCGCATTCACTGATGATGATCCACAGCCAGCCGAAGGTTTTGCCGGCGCGGACGGACCCATCGAAGATGTTGACGCGGCACTGGGAGTGCTTGACGGATCGGCGCTGCATGGCGGACATGCCGGGGGTGGAGGCCATTAGTCGACGCTTCCTTTGATGGCGGCCATCATTTCATTGAGGGCGTCGCGGGCTCCCTGCTCGCCGGTGTTGTCTTCGGCGGGTTGGTAGGTGCCGGTGAGTTTCATGAGCCGGTCGACGCCTTTGTACCAGAGGTCGATTGCCTTGGGTTCGCCCTTGTTGACGCGGGGTGCGAGTTTCCGCATGGCCATCTCGATCTGCTCGATCTGGTACTGGCGGTATTCTTCGGCGTGTTCGCGGGGGTAGGTGTCCATGTAGCGCTTGATGTCTTTGCGGACGGTGGCGACGGATACCCCGAGGTGGTCGCTGATTTGGTCGTAGGTGTAGCCCAGGACGCGCATGTCTTTTGCTTTGCGTGAGCGGTCGGCGATGTGGAGGGTTTGTTGGTCGCGGTGTCGACTGGGCATGGTGACCTCCCGGGTCTGTGTTTCGGGCGGTCAGGTTAGGCGCGTGGGGGTGTTGTCCTGGCTCGGTGTTTCGCCACATTTACGCTATCCCGGCTGTGTAGCCTTCGGCTGTGAGCCGTCCCTTCAACGTGCGGGCGTCGGCTTCGGTGTCGCACTCGACGAGAACGTTCCACTGGGTGGGTTCCGGGTCGTCGGGCAGGCCGGGCACGTCCGAATCGTCGTCGGTGTCGCCGATGGTTTCGAGGAGGGCGTCCACGTCGTCGCGGGTGAAGCCTGTGCCGTCGAGGTCGGGGTAGTCGGTGAGGAGGTCGACCAGGGCGTCCACATCGTAGGTGGCGGCGTCGTTGGCCTTGTTGTCGATGAGGACGATGTCGCGGGCTTGCTTCTTGTCGACGTCGATGAAGTGCACGTCGATGTTCTCCCACCCGAGTTCTTGCGCCGCCTGCCACGTGTGGTTCCCGGCGACGATCACCCCGGCGAGCTCCGGTTCCTTCTCGCCTGTGACGGCGACGATGGGCTTGTACTGGCCGTGGGTTTCGAGGGAGTGGGCGATCATTCCGACGTCACCGCGCCGGGCGTTACCGGGGTAGGGGCGCAGCTCATTGATGGGGGTGAGGGTCATGGGTTGAGAGTGCCCTGCCGCTTTCGTTGTGCATGGTGTGCTGCACCCCAACAAAGGAGTTCTCAGACTCACGGGTGGTGGCTTGTAGGCCAGTTCCGGTCGCCTTACTCCCATCCGGGAACACAGATGGGGCGCTGCGCGGAAAGCGGAGGAGTCGAACCCCACGGCTTGCGCCGCCACCGGCTTTCGAGACCAGCTCCGCACCATGCGGTCGCTTTCCTTAACAGGGCCACCGTGAGGCTCATCGTGGGGAGGCGTCGGCGGTGCTGTTGTCGCTCACCCTACCACAAGGTGTTGCCTACAGGCAGCAGTGTGTTAGCGGTGCCAGAGGATGCCTTTGTAGCGGGGTTTGCGGCGCTCCGGGCGCTTCTTCCGCCGCGGCGGGGGTGTCTCCTCGGTCGGCGGGGCGGGCTGTTTCGGACGAATGGTCATGAGTCGTTTCCTTTCCTGGTGGTGCGTTTCTCCCGCCACCCCAACGCCGCCTGATGCTTCGGGTGCAGGGTGGCCAGCTCACCCCGACGCTTCAACGCGGCGTAACAAATGCGGCAGTAACCACGGGCCGCATGGGTCAAGGTGTCGGGGGTGAGGTGCACCTTCTTGTCGCGGGGCACCATCGGTTTCTTGCAGTTCAAGCAGCACTTCGGGGTGGGTTTGCGGCGCTGCCGCTCGGCGGGTGTCATGCCGACCTGTCGGTAAAGGTCGGCGGTTTTCTCCGCGCTGCCCTTCAGCCACACACCCGCCTGGATGACGTCCAGGGCGGGGGAGGGGTGTTCACCGTCGAGGGTGTCGCCAGCGCGGATGGCTTGGCGGGCGCACCACACTTTCATGGGGCAGTGGTGGCACATCTCGATCGCTTCGGCCCGCTGCTCGGGGCTCGCGTGGGATGGGTTGGTGAAGATGGAATGTCCCTCGCATGGTGGCCGCACACGGCAAAGCCTAGCGGAGGGTGTTGCCTACAGGCAACAGATGAGCAGGGGTGTTTCTAGTCGTCGTCTTCGGAGAGTTCGTCTAGGGAGTGTTTCGCCGCCTCCAGCAGTCCGAGGGCTTGGACGTAGGGGATGTTGCCTTCCACGCCGACGTCGAACAGGATGTCCCCGTCGGCGTCAAACCCTGTAGTGATGGTGATGCGGCCAACTTCCACTTTGATCGGCGGCTCAATCAGACTCATACCGGGCAGTGTCGCGGGGCAGGCGGGTTGTCCGGGCTTTGCGGGGTGTGAGTTGGTATCGGCTTGTCCCCGGGCGCCAGCCGTAGGTGCCGCAGTCGGGACAGCGGGTTTCTACCCCTGCCTCCCCACCACACGCATGGACGAAGGTGGTCATTTGGGGTCTCCTTGTGCGTGTCGGGCGGCGTAGGTGAGGGCTTCTTTGTGGTCGGTGAACACCTGCATGGTGCGCAGCGGGTCGTGGGGGCGGTAGACGATCCAGGACCACCCGTACTGGTAGCGTCGGCCGGTGACTTTCCACCGCCGGTTCATGCCGCACCCGTACTTCCGAAACCAGCCGCACCACGGGCCGTGGCCGGGGTGGTGGCGACCGTAGTGAATGTGGGCAACTCCACCGCCTGCACGACGAGCTGGGCGATGCGATCCCCCTGGGTGATGATGACGTTCTCCCGGCCCGTGTTGTGCAGCAGCACCTTGACCTCGCCGGTGTATCCGTGGTCGATGGTGCCAGGCGAGTTCAGGACGGTCACACCGTGTTTAGCGGCCAGACCCGAGCGGGGGTGGATCAGTCCCACAAACCCGTAGGGAATGTGGATAGCCAGGCCTGTGCCGACGAGGGCGCGCTCCCCCGGGCGAATAATCGTGTCCCCCACGGCACTAAGGTCGGCCCCCGCGTCACCGTCATGCTGCCGCGCCGGGGACTTCGCATGCGGGGAAAGAAGCTGGCAATTGATGTTCATGCGTCTCCAAACTCGAAGTTGTCGGTAATCCACTTGTCGATGTCGCCCTTGAACCACTCCTTGCGGCGCGGCGGGGCGACCGGCGGAAGTTTCCCAGCCCTGTCCCAGTGGCGGATCGCCGCCGTGGTGTAGCCGGTGCGCTCCGCGATATAGTCCACGCCCACACGCTGTCGGGCCCTCCAGTTCCTGCCGCTCACTCAACGAACTCCACCGACCGCTTAACCTCGTCAGGAGTACCCGCCCATCGCCCGGAACCATCGCGGTATCGGATGCAGGAATCATCCCGGTTGCGGTGACACTTCTTGCAGTGGCGGTAGGGGGTTCCTGTTTTGGCGATCCGCTGCCGGTGTTTCGAGCAGTAGCGGCCGTTCCCGCTCGATGTGGTCCGGTCACATTCTGGGATCGCGCAGAGGGTACACTTCGGCACAGCCCTCACACTCCTTGTCAGTGTCTGGGTTAGGCCCGGGCAGTGTTGGCGCACTGGTTCCGGGCCGCTTCTTTCAATACATTTTAGCACGTCAGGCAGCATTTTTCACCGTCACGTGGGCACCTGTCATGTGACTGTCGGGCGCGTATTCCTTCCGGGCATCCCAGTGCACAATCCGCGCATCATCCTTAAGAACCACACCCGTCAACCCATCGCCCAGAGCTCGCATGTACTTGTCGAGATCGCCGGGTGTCGCGGGCCGGTCGAACTTCGGGCGCTTGGGGCGGTCCAGGTAGAACGTGACGGACACGAAGACGGGCGCGTCGATCGGCTCGCCCTTGTACTTGGTGCGGCAGATGAGCCGAATCGTTTCACGCCAGGTGGGGAGTTTCTTGTCCATCTCGACGAGCCGTCCGTTACCGACGTGGCGTTTCGACCCTTGTGTCGCGGGTACGCCGGGGATGAAGCAGTCCAGCAGTGGGGTGGTAGTTGGTGCTGTCATGGGCGGACCCGTGCGTAGAGGTAGCCGTCGTGGATTCGGCCTTCGAATCCGGTGCCGAGGAGTTCGCCGTTGTTGATGCGGTTGCGGTAGGTGCGGCGGGTGCCTGGGGTGAGGCGTTTCTGGTTGGGGAAGGGGAGCCAGGATTCGTTGGGGTCGTCGGCGGTGGTGGCGGTGGCTTGGAGTTGTTGGGCGAAGGCAGTGTATTTGGTGGTGCGGTCGGGTATTCGCATGGTGGTCTCCTAGCTGGTGAGCAGGTCGATGAGGGTGATTTCCAGCTTCGCCAGCCACTGCATCGCCGCGGCGTAATGCGATCGCTTGTACGCTGGTGGGTGGTTGTTCATAGGTCTAGTTCCTTTCAATGTCGTGGGGTGTGTGGCAGTGCGGCGTCGCGCCCAGTGCCAGGGGTTAGAGGCGGATGTTGATGTCCAAGTCCGGGGGCCAGGTGCGCCCCCCTCCAGCGGTGTACTGAATGCGCCAGCCGCCGCCGGGCAAACTGTTGATTTCGCGGATGGTGCGATCCTCACCGTGTTCGGGTGACCACATGACCATGCCGGGGGCCGCCTTGCCAGCCGGGATGCTGGCACGGAGTTTCAGGCCGGGCTGCTGGCTGTCAGAAGGGAGGGTCGTCATCGTTGGTTCCGCCGTCGAATTCGCCGCGGCTGTCTTGGGCGATCCAGCCGCTGGCCTGAGTCTGCTGAGGTGCGCCGCTATTGCTCTGGCCAGTTTGGGTGCGTGCGACCTGGGCAGTCGCATACTTCAGGGACGGGCCGACCTCGTCGACCTTGACCTCGAATACGGTGCGGTTCTCGCCCTCGCGGGTTTGGTAGGTGCGCTGCTTCAGGCGTCCGTTGACGATGACGCGCATGCCCTTCGAGAGGGATTCGGCGACGTTCTCGGCGGCTTGCTTCCAGATGTTGCACGTGAGGAAGAGGGCGTCGCCGTCTTCCCACTGTTTCGTGTCCCGGTTGAACGTCCTGGGGGTGGACGCGATGCGGAAGTTGCACACCGCGGCGCCGTTGGGGACAAAGCGCAGTTCCGGTTCGGCCACGAGGTTGCCGATAAGGGTGATGGGGGTGTCGTTAGCCATTGGTGGATCCGATCTGGTTGGTGGTTGGTGGTTGGTGGTTGTGTGGGGGTGCAGGGCGGCAGTGCCGGGCGGGTGACGGAGAAACCTGCCCGGGTGTGCCCTTGCGCCGGCGAGGGGGAAACCGGCTCACACCTCCTGGTTCCCGCACCCGGTTGTGAGCCGGCTGGTTTGGCCACCCGAGGGAGGGTGCCAATGTGCGGGATGGTGCCGACAGGCCGCGAAAAGTGGTGTCGGTGTCGGCATCCTGTTGCTCATTCCGGTGCTGCCTCCCCGCGAAGGTGGCGGGGGTTCCAACGCCCCCACGCGGCTAGCACGAGTGGGGTAAGTACATCCGGTTGAGCCTATGCCGCCGTCCGGGAGTCGAACCCGGCTGTGCCCACCCGCATGGGACGGGGCATATGCAGTTAGTCCCACCCAGCGTGCAAACGAAACGCAGTGGTCGGGTGGGGTATCTGTTTCCGCTATTGAGTTGTCAGAGATCGGGGCCACACTCTGTGGTGGGCCGTGGTGCGCTCCCCGGACTTGCACGCGGGGTGTCTGCTGGCAGCGCTAAGCAGTGGGGGTTAGCGGATGCGGCGCGAGCCGCCGAGCACGTCAACCCAAATGTCGCGGGCAACCCACGCGGCACACCCGGCGACCAGGGGGATACCGGCGGCGGCGTCGGCGTGCCACAGCAGCCAGCAGAACGCGGCGACCGCTACGAGGGCGGTCAACGCCAGGGCGACGGCGATGAGGGTGTAAATGGTGTCACGCACGGCGGATCACCTTCCTGCCGATGTAGTTCTCCACCCCGAACCGCTGCTCCATCCGTTCGCGCAGTCCGGAGCGGAACTCCCAATCACACTCGGGGGACTGAGCGATGAACCCATCGATGATGGTGTCGAACACGGCGTCGGCGTGGTCGTCGCCGAGGTAGGCCGACAGGGCGCCGTGGGCGTAGGCGAGGGCGTTGCGGGTGTCGTTCGAGTTGGAGGACACGATGCGGTTGTGCAGGTCTTTGTGGCTCATGGTGGTTTCTCCTAGAGGGTGATCGTGGCGATGAGGTCGAGGCTGTCGGAGAAGATGGACCAGGTCACGCCGAGGGCGGGGGTCACATCCTTGATCTGGTCGATGACCTGGCTGTCGTCGGCGTGGTCGTCGCCGAGGTCGACGCTGGTTTCGAGGGTGTAGGCGTAGTGGGTGCCGCTGGGGGTGCCGCTGGGGGTGGCGTCGGTGACGAGGTTGAGGGCGGTGAGGCCGTAGCGGGCGGCGAGGGTGGCGTCGCACTCGTTTTCGGTGTCGCCGGGGATGAGGAGGACGGTGGTGGCGATGATGAGGCCGGTGTGGGTGCCGTTGTCGTAGACACCGGCGTTGCGTTCCGCGGTGCGGATGCGGTCGCGGGTCATGGCGGGGGTGGTGGTCATTGTGTTCTCTTTTCGGTTGGTGGTTTCCGGTGGCAGCCGGTGTGACACTCATGATGTTATCTGGGTTGCTGCCTGTAGGCAACATATGAGGCAACATTAGTTTGCATGGGGGTAGTGAGCGGGGGTGGGGCTAGCTCGCGGCCTGGATGTGGGTTTCCCCGTCCGAATCGGGGCGCAAACCGTGACCGCAACGAGCAAACGCGCCAGAAGCCCGTTTAACGAGTCCATCCGGCCCACATAGGGTACAGGCACCAATCTCACGTTTCCGGCGCTCTACGGCCCCCTCACGCGCCGATTTCAGCCTATCCTCCGCCAACCGACGAGCAGCCCCACACGCCCCACACGCCGGCACCTCCAAACGCGGCAACCCCGCATGCTCACGACACCGCGCATCCGACGAATCCCCCACAACCCACGGATGCCCCGACCACACATCCGCGGCGGGCGCGACAGCGCCCAAGCCGCCCCCACCCCCCGAAGAATCAAAAGGGGGCTCTACGGCCTCACGCGCACGCGCCCCGTAACTATCACTGCTTACAGTTACCCCCTGATTATCTATCTTCAGATTACTTATTATGGGGCTACCCTCTCCGCTACCCTCTCGGGAACCCTTTCTGGAACCCTTCGGTAATGCCTTTCCCGAACCCTTTCCCGAACCCTTTCCCGAACCCTTTTCGGATGGGTTTGTGGAACCCTTTCCCGAACCCTTTTCGCTTGGGTTTCCGCTTGGGTTTCCTCCCCCTGTTTCGGTCGTCTCGGGGGCGGGGTGGGTGTCGATGTAGTGGCGGGCTTCTTCGACCTGGAGTCCCCCGAGGGGTGGGTTTTCGGCGTCGAGGCGGCGCACTTCGTGGCTGATCGCCTCGTGGAGGGTGGGGGAGGCGACGGCGAGGAGTGTTTTGAAGGCGTTGCGCGCCATGTTGGGTTGTTTTAGGACGAGGGTGTTGCGGAACCAGGAGCGGATGGCGGCTTCTTCGGTGTCGCGGTCGATGATGAGGAACCCTGCTTCTTCGAGCTCTTGGGCTGCGGTTTCGACGGTGTCGCGGGTGAGGGTGGGTGAGAGCGCGGCGAGGCGGTTGGGCCTGTAGTCGAGGACTCCTGCGGTGCTGGTGGTGGGGTGGGACAGTGCCAGGAGGTAGAGGTGTTGGGCGTGGTGGGAGAGGGCGGTGAAGTCGGGGTTGGACCAGATGTCGACGAAGATGGGGGCGAATTGGCGGGCCATTGTTTGTCCTCACTGGAGTTGCAGAGCGGTAATTACACGTGCGGTAGCCGCGTGTCTAGGCAGCACTTTAGGCAGCATCTTCGCCGCTGGGAATGGTGGTTTTGGGCACGCCTACCCATTCGTGGATGAGGGCCCCGCGGCGGCTGGGGGCGGTGGAGCGTCGGCTGTTTTCGGTGGTGGTGATGAGTCCTTCGGTTTTGCAGGTGCGGAAGAACGAGCCGATGGTGTTTGGGTGGTGTGGGGTGGGGGCGTCGGCCATGAGGCGGCGGAAGTCGTCGGCGGTGAAGGGGCGGCCACTGTTGGCGAGGTCGTTCATGGCTGCGCGGGCTGCGGTGTGCCAGTTGTGGTGGGCGGCGAGTTCGGTGTAGTAGGCGACGTCGCGGATGTCGATCTCAAGCTGCTGCATGGCGGCGGTTCCTTTCCTGGTCGTAGAGGCGTTTGTGGTGTTTTTTGCAGCGTCCGCGGGTGTGGACGGGTTGGTCGCATTCGATGCAGTGGGTGACGCCGGGGTGGGTGTCTGGGTCGTCAATGTCGTCCCATGCGGCTGGTGGTGCCCACCCGTTCTTGCGGGCGGTGGGGGTGGGTGGGCCGATGACGGGGGCGTCGTGTTGGTCTTCCCAGATTGTTGTGTTGATGCGGTTGGCGAGCTCGCGGGTGATGAGGGTGGGATTGCGTGTGCTGGTGCGGGAGACGGTCTGTTGTTTCGCCCCGATGTAGGCGGCGATTTGTTGTTGGCTCCACCCGGCGGCTTGGAGGGCGTGGAGGCGGCGGATGTAGGGCCAGGCGGGGATGCGTTCGGTGTTGCCGGTGGGGCGCGCCGGGTTGATGCGGGCGATGGATTTGGCGGTGGAGGTGCGAACTTTGGTGTTGCTGCCGCGGCGGAGGATGCGGATGGTGTGGGTGGACAATCCGGTTTCGTCGGCGATGGCGGCGAGGGTCCATCCGTTTTCGGTGAGGTGGCGGACTTTGTTGATGGTGGGGGCGGCGTCGACGTGGGGGTCGGTGAACCCGTGGTGCTTGGCGTGGATGTAGCAGTAGCGGTGGCGTGCTCCGCGGAGTGCGGTGCGGGTGCAGTTGGGTTTGATGCAGGTTGTCACGGGGTTGGTGGCTTTCGGTTGTTCTTGCGCGCTATCTTTGACCTGCTGTTTTACTGATGTGCTGTCGTGTTTCCGCAGGTCGCTGTTCGAGTGTGCGCGGCGGGTGAAAAGGGGGGTGTGATTGCCGGATGCCCCGCCCCGGAAGGTGGTGCGACTAGGCGCTGGCTTCCTCCGGCTGATCGTCGACGAGTTCGCCGTCGATGTGCTCCGGGGCGTCACCGTCGCCCTGCGGGTGTTCGCCGTAGTTGATCGCGTCCGGGGCCAGGTCTACGCGGACCGTTTCGTCGGCGGCGATAGCCGTCGCCAGCTCCGTGGACTTCGGCATCCACTTCGACAGCTGGCGCACACACGTCTTGTGGGCCATGGCCTCGAAGTTGTCGACCCACGGGCCGAACTTCTTCGACTTGGCGTAGCGGTCGCGGTACTCCAGCATCTCCGGGTGCGACATGACGTAGAACGCGTGCCCGCCGGTGGTGAACTTCGCCACGGCGTAGTAGGCGACCGGCCGGCCCTTATCCCCGCCCATGTAGGGCTTGTGGACGAGCTTGTCCTCCAATCCGTAGTCGACGTCGAAGACGTCGTTTTCGTGCACGGTGCGGGCGATGAGGGATTGGATTTGTCCAGAGCGGTGCGCCAGCTCGATCAGGCCCTGGTAGCCGATTACCAGCTGGGCGACGTCACCTCCGGCGCGGCGGTCGTAGAACGGAAGCAGGTAGGCGTGGCCGAGCACGCCGGGGCGCAGGCCGAGCTGCGCGCAGGTCATGAGAGAGCCGAGGACGGACTGCGGGGTGCACTGGGCCAGCTTCGGGGTCTGGCGCAGTGCGGTGAGCGCGTCGCGGACGAGCTGGGTGGCTTCCAGGCCCTTGGGTGCCGCCATTTGGAACTGCTGCTCCATCGATTTGATTTGGTCGGCGAGGGTTGCGGGGCGCTGCTGGGCGGGAGCGGTGTTTGCGGCCATGCGTGCTTCGAGGTCTTTAGCCATGAGGGTTCTTCTCCTTGAGTGGTGTTGTGTAGTTAGGCGATCTTTTGCGGGTTGACGCTGATGGTCTGGTAGGTGGCGTACACGTCTGGGTGGTCTGCTTTGAGCCGGTCGGTGTCGAGCTTCGGCACTTGGTGGGTGTAGCTGTCGAACATGTCTGGTTTCTCGGCCTGGAGTCGTTTCTCGTCGAGCCTGCCGCGCCGTGTTTTCGCCCAGATGGTGTCGCCGGTGGCGATTTGGTCGTGGCCCGCCATGAGCTTGAGCAGGTTGTTCGATGCTTCCGTTTTGCGTTTTTTCGCTGCTTGCTCATCGGCGTGTGCGGCGTGGTATTGCTCGACCCACTTGCGGGCGTCGGCTTCTGCGACTTCGTGGGTGCCCTTGTTGCGGGTCTGGCGCCATTCGGCGACCAGCGCGTCTTTGGTGCGTTGGTGCCAGTCCACGTCGGGGGCGGTGTAGGTCTCCACGAGACGCCAGAACTTCTGCTCGGCTTCCCACATCATTTCCAGGATGTTCGGGTTCAGGGTGATGTGGTGGATTGACAGGTGGTTGCCACCGACGAGGCCGGCGACGACGGCGTCTGTCCAGCCTGTGACTAGCCCGGTGTGATGCACCTGAATCTCGGCGTGGTCGGGGATTTGGTCGTCCCACTGGGCGCGGTTGAATGCGCTGGTGTTCTTGAACTCGAAGATGGTCTCTTGGCTTTCGACGATGCCGTCGAGGTTGGCGCGCAGCCATGGGTGCTCCGTGTTGGCCCATGCGTCGTCGGTTTTGACGATGTTCAGGTTGAGTTCGTCGGCGACGGCTTCGCGGATGACTGGTTCTAGGCGGTTGCCCCACTCGCGGAGCTCGGCGGTGGCGGGGTCGACGGGTAGGTCGAGGGGGGCGCGGCCGGTTTTTTGTTCCCAGAGGGTGTAGGGGGATTCCCAGGCGGATAGGCCCATGATGATGCTGGCGTCGGAGGAGCCGATGCCGTGGCGGCGTTGTTCGAGCCATTCGGCTCTGTTAGCTGTCACTGGGAGTGGGGTGACTGTGGTAGGGTGCTGCTGCATTGTGTTTCCATCTGGTTGGTGGTGCATGTGCATGGCGATCACTTGGTGCGATCGATGGGCTGGCAGGCCCACGTGCTGGTGGTCGCCTTTCCTATGCGCTCATGTCGGCGAGATTGTCCATGAAGTTGTCGACCTCGGTTCGGCGGATGCGGTAGGTGCGGCCGATTTGGAGGGCTGCGAGGTTGCCGGCGCGGATGTGGTTGTAGATGTAGCGGTCGGAGAAGCCGGTGGTGTATGCGACTTCCTCGACGGTGAGGTAGTCCTTGTCTGGCATGGCAGTGCCTTCTTTCGTGTGGTCGGTGGTCTTCGGGCTGTGTGGCCCTGGTGCCCGTGGCGGGGCTTGAACCCGCCTGCCTGCCAGTCGGGCTACTTGATTTTCAGGTAGTACCCCTGGCCGAAGTGGCGGAAGTCTGGGTTATTGCAGGCCCACACATCTACGCTGGTGGTGTCCATGCGTTTCACGGTCGCGTGGCGGTATTTCTCGCGGGCGTGGGCGAGGGTGGCTTCCACTGCTTCCGCAAGGTTGTCGTGGGGCAGTGTTTCGGTGATCGGGGTTACGCCGTCGAAGTGGGTGCGGGTGATGGTCATGGTGTTCTCGTTTTCTGGTGTTGCCCTGCCGTGGCAGCGGCGGGGTGTGGTTGGTGGGCAGGTTCCGCCGGGTTCCTGTCGGTTCCGCTCGGTTCCTGTTGGTTCCTATGCTACCTAGGGCAGCATATAAAGGCAACATAAGGCAACAAAGTGGGGTGTGTTCACCCCCGAATTACACGCTTGTAGTGCGGTTTTACTGCTGCCTGTAGGTAACATTCAGGGCATGACAGCGGAGCCCAACACTCAACTCGCGAACCTCGTCTCGATGGCCCGTCGTGGCCTGGGCATTAGCCAGGCGGACCTGGGGGAGGCAGTGGGGAAGTCTCGCCACTGGGTGACCCAGCTGGAGAAGGGGTCGTGGTACCGCACGGGGGAGCCGTTTACCCTGGAGTCGGATGGGGCGATCAAGCTGGCGGGCGTGCTGGGTCTTTCGGTGGTGGATGTGTTGCGGGCGGGGCGGGTCCCGGAGATTAAATGGCCGGATTTATCGAACTACCGTTCGAACGATGCTAATGTTGCCGTCGTAGACATCACTAAGCTCACCCCTGCACAACAAGAACTCGTCGAAGGTATCGTGAATGAATTCATCCGACACAACCACCAGGAATAGGCCACCTGACCTGCTTGTAATCCCCCAGGTCCGCGCAGTCATCCCCAATGACCAACTCACCCCGCTCGAACAAAACCTAGCCCGCGAAGCATGGGCAGCGTTCGGCAACGCGCCCGCGTGTTCGAACACTCGGGCGACGTGGACGGTGGCGATCTGCCACATCCGCCACGCCACCCCCCACATCGTCACCACACTGACTATCCCCAAGCGGTCAAAGCAGCCCGAGCCGCATCCTGCGACACATGCAGATAATGCCGCGTCGACACCAACGTCGAATGCCCCACAATCTGCCTGATGATCTCCGGGTCAACCCCAGCCTCCAGCAGGCCCGTCACCATCGTGTGACGCGCCGAATGCAGATCAACCGGCCGCACCCCAGCCCGCACACACAACTCCCTCCACGCCGCGGTGTCATCCCGCGCCAGAATCGGCTTCCCATTCACGCGGAACACCAGACCTTCGGCCCCCGACTCTTCGCGCCACACACGCAACGCCGCCGCCAAATCAGGCGTCATGGGCGCCCGCCGGATCGACGCCGCCGTCTTCGGCCGCTGAAACCACAGCCCCTTGTAGCAGGGACGAATCTCGAACCCCTCCGGGGCCGCCGGCTCCCGCTGCGGGCAGCGCGCCGGGCTGACCCCCTCCCGGCACGGGCACCCCGCCCCATGACGCCACGGCACCCGCTGAAGCTGCCACGACACATCGGCCGACTCCTGGCCGGGGGAGAGGTCGACGCGCTCCCACTCCATCCCTAGGCACTCGCCCTGGCGCGCCCCAAGGCGCAGCGCCATGAGCCATCGGGCCCGCCACATCGGCGGCTCCGCCTCGATGACGTTGACCAGGGCTCGCACCTCCGCCGCCGATAGGGCCTCACGCTCCCTGGAGGATGCCCGCGGCTTGTCCATGCGGTCGCACACGTTGAACGGCACCTTGCCCTCCCGCAGCGCGTCGGTGAGGACGCGGTGGAGGGTGTTGTGGACGGCCTGGACAGTTCGCGACGACGCCCCGCCGTCGCGCATGGTGGAGTGGAGGAACCGGACGTGGTCGACGGTGAGCGCGTCCAGCTTCTGCCGGCCGATCGCGGGGATGACGTGGACGCGCCCGTAGGAGCGGTAGTTCGCCAGGACGTTGGGTCGCACCCGCGGGGCGGCGATGGTGTCGCACCAGTGGGTCCACCAGGCGGCGACGGTGGGGGAGGTGCCGGTGATGTAGGTGCCGTCGAGGACGTCTTTCATGGCCTTGCGGCGTTTCTCGACGAGTTTGTCCTTGCGCTTGGCGGTGATTTCGCGGCGGTGGCGTTTTCCGTCGGGGGTGACGCCGAGGTCGATGGTGAAGGCCCACAGGCCGGTGGACTTTTTGCGGTAGATGTTGCCTACTGTTGCGCTCATCGGGGGTGGTTCTCCTGCTGGTTGGTGGTGGGCGGCAGGTCATGCCAAAAGTCATGCCACGCCGGTTCCTGCCCGTTCCGCTCGCTGCCTGTGGGCAACAATGGTGGCTACATTGCGACCTGCGGGTATGGGCCGGTATGTTGCCTTAGGGTAGCAGAATGGGTAGCCTTCCAAGCTGAAGACGCGGGTTCGATTCCCGTCGTTCCCTCCATAAGAACGTCACTCTGGATACAAAGAATCCTGGCCCGGCCGGGACGTATCTGGGGTGGCGTTTTCGCTGTTCTGGCGGGGTTTTTGCCGGTTCAGGATGGCCGGTGGTGGGGACCTGACCCCCTGTTGGTGGACATAGGCTAGCCCCGGTTGATAGCCGGAGGAAGGTTGTCTCAGTCCAACTAATGGGGAGCAGTTCACTGTTGAGGGCTTTGCCATGCATGCGAAGGGTGGTGAACAATGCCGAAGTGTCCAGCAAAGCCGTGCCGGTATCCCGGCTGCCCGCAGCTCACCCACGAGCGCTACTACTCGGTGCACGCGAAGGTTGAGGCTGCACGCTATCGCAAGTACCAGCGCGACCCAAAGATTAACCGCCGCTACGACAAGGTGTGGAAACAGGTACGCAAGCGGTATTTCGCGGCCCACCCGTTGTGTGAGGACTGCCAGAAAGCAGGGCGGGTCACGCCAGCGGCCGAGGTGCATCACATCCAACCACTCTCGAAGGGTGGTACGCATGATGAGAGCAACCTTAGAGCGTTGTGTACGCCCTGCCACGCTAGGCAGTCCGCGTTGGATGGTGACCGGTGGCGGCAAGCCCCACGCGTCTACACGTATTAGCAAAGTGTGGCTCGCCACACATTATCAATAGGGTTGCGATCTGACAGACACTCTCTTAATGTTTTGTCATGGTCTAACCTGAAACATAGGGGCCTACGTTGGAACGCACACTCCGAACTTCAATTGTCATCACCGCCTTGGCCCTCACGTTCGGCCTCGGCACAACACCAGCATGGGCTGAAGAAACACAAGATGCCAACACGCAACCCACTTCAGCAAGTCACTACTTGACCACAGACCAGCTTCAGAGGTTCAGCCTTGACGCTCTTGACGTCGGCGAGTCGCAACCTGCCCGACCGGATGATTTCAACACTTACGGATACTATCCTGGTGGGCTGAACCCTGCAGAAGCTAGGTTCTGCGCGCAACCCTGGAACTCGGGTAAATGCGCATCCGCTAAATCGGCAGCAGATGATGCACTTGCAAGATCCCAGGCCAAGTTCGACAGGGATTCTCTGAATCAGGGTAAGGGTGACGCTTACCGCCACTGCTATTGGAGTGCCAGAATGACCATCGACATGGGCGCGGGAGAAGCTCAGGGGTTCGGTGATCGCCATGAAGCTGAATCTTCTGGCCGTGATAAGGAGATGGATCTCGCTAACAACGCAACTGGTCGATCAGTTGGTCAAAGCTATCGCACCTATGATAGCGCCTCCAACCGTTGTGAATGGCTTGCACGCAACAACCGGTTGGTGACGTTACGGTAGCTGACCAGAGTCCCATGAGTCGTGACAATTGGGAAGCCTTGCACCAGAGTGGTTCTAAGGGATTACTCTGGCGTAAGGCTATGTTTGTTTGCGGGATTGTGTTGGGCTGCTTTTCCTGTATTGTGGGGCTATTCCCACAGTTTGGGGTTGCCAGATCGTTGAGCGTCTACCTTCCCTTCGCTCAGGTGTTAGCCTTCCCGCAAGCACTGGGGCTGGTGATACTACTCCTTGGCGGGTGTGCTACCGGTGTCGGTTGGTGGAGGCGATGGTCAAGACTTGCCCTAACTTCGTGTTTAGTGTGGATTGTCGCGGGAGCAGGATTTTTGTTCGCGCCGAATGGTATCCCACATCAGGTCAGCGGCCAACAACATTCCACCGTTACAGAGAGGAACCTGACGGTCGTTACGTTTAATACGGGATCAATGCTGACCACCAGCGATTTCCAACAACTTGTCAGTACATGGGATCCCGACATCATTGTTTTGCCCGAAACGTCCGGCTATGAGCTTCGTGAAGCGATAGAAACGTCAAACTATGACGGCCAGCTCTTTGAAACTCGTAATGATGGTCTTCCGAACACTTATACAGGGCAAATCGCCCCCACGTCAGTCGTAGTACATAAAAGGCTTGGAGCAGCGCACTTTACACGAGGCCCGGTAACATCATTCGGAACAGTTGCCATCGAGTTTGACGATGCTCGGCTTCCTGTGATTCTAGGGCTACATACAGCACCACCGTTGCCTAGACTTATGAATCAGTGGCGGGATGACATCAATCGTGTCGTTGAGTTTGGTAACTCGATACAAAAACCGCTTATAATCGGGGGCGACTTTAACGCCACTCTTCGCCACGGTCCTCTTGCCACTAGAGGCAAGCTTATTGATTCGCAAGAGCTCTGTTCAACCACCCCCACTGGTACGTGGCCAGCTGGTGCGCCCACCCTCTTAAGATCACCCATCGACCATATCTTCGTAACACAAGGAATAACAGCCCACTCCTGTCAAGTGCAGCAGATTGGTTACTCCGATCACCTCGCTTACACAACTCAAGTAGCTGTTCAATGA